CGACCTGTACCATTGGTTCCACACCAGGTTGTATCCTCTCGTGTAGAACGCGCTCATGCTGCAAGTGGTTCCTGCGCTTGCGAGCGGCGGGTAGCCCAGGTAGTCGGGCAAGGATTCCGCAAGGAAGCCGTTAGTCGCACTCACGAGTTGAGGGACTACGTAGTCGGTCGAGTCGTCCGGGTTGTCCTGTTCTCCCATGAATTTCTGGAAGTTGTTCCACACCAGTCGGAGTGGGACGCTCCAGAAATGCACGTCCATGTAGACGTTATCCATGATCGGATAGATCAATGTGGCCATGCGGCCAAATAACACCGGTTTAATTGAGATTGTATCGCCCGGCAACGCCTCATCCGCGAAGATCGGATAGAGGTTTCCGCTGTAGATCGTGGTCTTCACGTTGTAGCTTCGATTGAAGACTGATCGCGGGATGTCCGCTCGAGGGATCGTTGCGAAGCTTTTCTGGCTGACGTGGCCTGCGGTTGTTCGTGCCATTAGTTGTTGTCCTCCTTGTGGAATTCGATTGCCTTGGCGATGCATGTTCCGGCTTCGGTTTTGATCGTTCCGTTTTCAGGGTCCCAGGTTCCGAGTCGGAAGAGGAGGAAGTCCTCCGGGTGTTTTCCGATTTCGGTTGTCTGGTCCTGGGCGACGACGCCGAATTGTCGTCGCGCTTCCGCGTCTGTTCGGCAGTATACGGGGTTCCCGTATTGTTCTGCCTTCGTGTCATAGATGGAATAGATTCTCATAGCGTGTCGTCCCCTTGGAATTTCATGTCGTGGTTTGCGATGTCGTATGCTAGGTGGAGTAGGTACTGTTCCCTCATCATTTCGTCGCCTTGCAGGGCTTCGATGATCTCGAGTAGCACGTAGAGCCGGTTTTCCTTGGTCATTGTCCGAAGAATCCTGCTAGCGCGCCGAGTATGGCGCTGATGATGTTACTGATTAGTGTGAAGGTCTTTTGTTTGCTGTTCATCCTCTCTTTTCTCCATTTTTTAGATAGGTGCCGATTAATTTCGTCAACCACTCGTTGGCTTCCACTAGGTCTTTGGTAGTTTCCAGATCTTCTTTTTCGTAGCTGATTGCTATCTGTCGGTCCATTGCCTTTCGTATTCTTGTGATCCGGTCCAGGTCGTGCTTGTCCATATTTTGTTCTCCATTTTTTGAGAGTTCTAGGCTGGTTTCCCATTCCTTTATTCTCGCCTAACGGAGTTGTTATGTCAATGTTTTTTTTCTGTTTTTTTCTTCTTTTTTTCTTTATTTACCCTCGGCGGTTTCGCAATATCTTTCTGCTCACAATTTGCGTTTTCTTTGTAGTCCTGTTCTTCCTTTTGTTACTTTTCCCCTAACCAGCCTCCTCTCGGGAAGATTGTCAGCGGCGTGGTCTGCCGCAGACTTACACCGTTCTTCCCTGAGTTGCTCCCTTCCTTCTGGATTCTCTTTTTCGTATAGCCCTACGTAGTATTTTGGTACGGGCGTTTTTTTTCCTTTGATGATGACGAAGTCATCCGGGAATACTTCTTTCCCGTATTTCTCCCACCACTTAGCGCCTATCCCTGGTCTCCGGCTCATGGTTGCGAACTCTTGTCGCACCGTAACGATTTCTCCAGTTTCGGAGCTTGTTCTCTTTGATGCTTCTTCTTTCATCGGTCCCCAGAGCTTCTTCTGGACATACCGGCATACATAGTTGATCGTTTCCGGTGTTAGTTCTTTGATTTCGTGGAATCCGTATGGCCAGCATTTTTCTACGGTTCGGCTTAGCCATGTTGGGTGCCCCTTTTCGTCCGTCCATTCTTCACCCTCTCCTCTGAATCCGTTTCCGAAGATCAGAGCGTGATAGTGCGGTCTTTTTTCTTCGTCTCCGTATTCTCCGACTTCGAAGAAGCGGAGTTTTTTTTCGATTCCCTGTTTGGCCATTTCCTTTCGGAGTCGTTTGGCAAACCTCTGCCAGTCCCCCACGTCCAGGTCGTAGGGGTGTGTTCCGTGTTGCAGTTCTCGCAGTGCGAGTCCGTCTTCGCTGAACGTGAGTGTGAGGAAGCTGTTGTCGTCGTGTTGCTCGGCTTCATGTGTCGCCCTGGTCGCCCAGTCCTGAGATCGTCTGATCTTGCAGTCCAGGCAGTGTCCACAGGGCAGCTCGAGCTCGGGTTTTTCTCCGCCTCCGAAGAGGCGGGAATCCGGGACTCCCTTCAGGAGTTTGATCCCTCCCTGGGAGTCCCGTCTTGCCCTGATCGGTGAGGTACACCCCACCTAGAATCGCCACCCGCCTCTGAGCGGCGTGGCTTGAAGGTTGACCTTCATCGTCCCCGTTCCCTTCCGAAAGTTCTTCCTGGAGCCTCCTCGGCTCATTCGGCCTCGTTTCATCGTCGTCTCCTTGCCCGTTTTTCGGGCTTATCCAATGCTCCCACTTGTAGTGCATTGGTATTACTGACACCCACCCCTAAGGGACTACCACATTTTCTGTTTGCGGTGTTTCTCCCACGGGGGTAGGTGTCTTGACCGGTAATCCTGCCTTGATGAGCGCCTCCGTGGCGCCTTCGTCGGCGAGCATTTCGAGCAGTGTGATTGGGTTGTTGTGTGCCAACGCTCGCACCGTTGCCGGCAGCTCCATGAAGCTCCGGTTTGCGGCTTCCACCTGGTGGAATGCGTCTTCCAGCGAGGTGGCTTCCGAGAAGTCTCCGTACTTCGGTTCCCTCGGATTGAGATTCTGGAAGATTCCGGTCTTCTTATATCGGTTCACCATGAGGTTGATGTCGGTTTCGTTCTTGTTCGCCTGCTTAGTTCGGGTTCGTGTCCCGACGTCGGTCGTCACTCGTTTTCGCATTATTTCCTCGCGTTTCTGAGTTGGTTGAAAGTGTCTCGTCCCCAGTCCCAGTATTCGCCCAGGTCGACGTTTTTGAGGTGATGGTTTCGCCCGTACGCTTCGGCTGCCTCTCGAGTGCTTTGGTACCACCCCTTCGCGGTCGATTGGTTGGCTGGGTCTGTGAAGAGTTGTCGCATGAATCCCGCGGCGCTTTGCCCCGGGAGTCCGAATTTTTCGATTTGCTCCATTCGTTGTTCGATTTCTCTCGCGCTTGCGCCCTTTCCGATTGCGTCTTGCTTGTAGACCTCTCCTAGTAGGTAGGCTGTTTCTGTGTTTTGTCGTTTCGAGTCCATCTCGAGTTGGTTCATCTCGTACTGTTGGAGCAGTCCTGCTCTCCCGATCATTGCGTTTGCCGTGTTCGTTTTCGTGCTGTCGATTTCTGAAGGGGCTTTCGCTTCTGCTACTCCGGCTTGTCTATGCGCTGCATAAGCTGAACCCACGTTGCCCCCGCTGCTTTGGCTTCCCAGGTTTGGTGCCAGCATTTGGGCGCTGGCATGTCCAGGGGAAGCTCCAGTTGCAAGGATTGGATTGAGTCCTGCTTCTTTGAGGCTGTGAACCATGTCTTGGTATTCACGTCGTCTCAGTGTCCTGATGTCGTGGATCTGGTTTTTTCGCGATTTCGAGTCCGGCATGCCCCCGAGGCTGCCGATCGCGTAGTCCACCCCCTTCCCGAAGAAATCGGGAAGTTGGGGGATCAGGTTTGCGAATGATGCCCACGCCATTTTTTGCTCCTAGAAGTGGTCGATGAGACCCGGCACCGAGTAGGTCGGCATCGGTCGCACGTGCTTGAATTGGAAGTGTCCGTCGAGGATGAAGCTGGGCGTGGACTCTCCCTCGGCTACTGCGATCACTCGGCTGATCGGCGGATTCTCGACGATGAACGCTTCGTTGAGAAGCGGCAAGGCCGAGAAGTCCTGTGCGAGGTGCCATGCGTCGAGGCTTTGCGGATGCGAACTTCGCATCACGCCTGTGATCTGGCTCGGCTTGTATCGGTATTCGGCCCATCGTTCCTGGTAACCGAAGACGTCGTCGTCTGCCGCTGTGCCCTGCTTGTAGATTTCTTGGTTCTGGATTTCCTGCTCGCCCAGGTGGGCGAGTGCGGGCCAGTAGAAGTCGTACTTCGTGCTTCTGAGGAATTGCCTCGGTACGCCTTGCTGGTAGTTGAGGTCCGCTCTGACGCTGACCAGCCCGAGGATGATGCAGTGCTCCGTGAAGCTTTTGCTGATCCTCGGAATCCCGCCTGCGACCACGCCGAAGGCGCCGAGTGCTCCGAGTCCTCTGTTCGTGTCGCTGATGGTCCCTTCGTTAGTTTTTGCGACCGGGTTGACGCTGATGGGCAGCGTCCCTCCCCCCAGGTATTCGCAGCGCTGGAGCCGCTGGTCTGGCGACGTGACTCCGAAATGGCTCCTGAGGAGTTCCGTGTAGCGGGTTCCCCCGCGGGCGTCGCGCTCAAAGAGCCGTTGCATCTGGAAGGCCATTCGCATTTCATTGATGGTGGCTGCGGTGGCTGCTGATAGGTCTGCGACGCCGCTGGTGAAGTTGAGGTTAGGTGTGACCCAGTATGCGTCTGCGTCTCCCGCTCCTGCTGCCCCGTCCGCGATGAACGCGGACGTTCCGCCTTGGCTCCGTAGGGCGGACGGGAATGCTCCCGGGTTGGTTGCTCGAGTGAACGTGGGAGCGTTGGTTCCGTTTGGGCTGATAGTTCCGGTGACGGGTGCCGTTGTTCCGAGCGGTAGTTGTACGGCGTCTCCTTTCTGTGGCCAGGGTAGTGCCGACGTGAAGTAGTCGTGTCTCTTTCCTCGAGGGAGGATTGAGTAGTCCGCGATTGCGTCGGGTCCGTCGTCCTTGTCGACCACTACGCTGTCTTGCAAGTTTTCCGACCTGTACCATTGGTTCCACACCAGGTTGTATCCTCTCGTGTAGAACGCGCTCATGCTGCAAGTGGTTCCTGCGCTTGCGAGCGGCGGGTAGCCCAGGTAGTCGGGCAAGGATTCCGCA